AAGTTTTCCAATGGCTCTGAAATCATAGCTGTCTCATTCGGGGATAGGCGCTACTCTAAGGTGCGGTCACTCAAGCTTTCAGGGATTGTCATCGAAGAAGCCACAGACTATGACCTAGAGTTTTTTGAGGAAGGTTCAGGCTTCACCCAGTTCAAGTCTCGCCTAAGACGTATCCATAACGTACCTGAAAACTGGCTTATGCTGGCAACCAATCCCGACGAACCTGATCACCCTCTGCATAAATACTTCATTGAAAATATAGACGGTCACGATTCTAGGAAAGTTTTCTATAGCAACACCGAGGAAAACAAGTACCTGGACCCTGTTTATATCAGGCAATTGAAACAGGACTACAGCCCACTAGAGGCTGACAGATACCTTAGGGGTCGTTGGATATCGATTGCTGGCAGAGGCCTATACGCTGCATATAATCCAGAAAAGAATTTTCGAGACTACGAATATAAGATCAATATTGCGCTGCCAATTAGACTGTCATTTGATTTCAACATTGCAGAAAATAAGCCTATGAGTGCGGTTTTATTTCAATACGATCACACCGCAGATGAATTCCATTTCTATGATAAGAGTGTTGTAGAAGGTAGCTACACAGAAGACATTTGCAATGACCTATGGGAGCGTAGTCTCCTTCCAGGTTCAGGGCTTATAATCCACGGTGACGCTACTGGCAGAAGTAGAACACCTAGCTCCAAGCTAAGTAACTATGACGTTATAACCACGTTTCTAAAGTCTAAACGGATAGGCTTTGAAATGAAGGTGCCTCGTTCAAACCCTCCGATTAGAGAGCGACACAGCAAAATTAACAGCTACTGCAATAATGACCTAGGACTTTCTAGGCTGTTCGTATATAAAAATTGCAAGATTGCGAACCAAGGTATGAAGTTGACCAGACTTAAAAAAGGGTCACACTATATAGAAGACGATTCTAAGAGCTACCAGCATATCACGACTGCCATGGGCTATGGTCTGATGAGTTCAGTAGCTGGCCACAACAGAAAATCGAGGGTGATAAGAAATGCCTAGTCTACTAGACGATCAGTTCAGAAAAGACATTGCAGACTATATAAATAAGCACCAGCACCGCCTAGAAATAAACTCACGCATCTTCCAGTTCCTAGAAGGCCAGATGAGCCAGGTCCTACTTGAAAAGCTCAAGCAGGACCTTGGCGAATCCGCCACCGAGGCACTAGAGAGAATATGCACTGTCAACTACTATCGGAAAATCATCGACAAGCTATCGACTATATACCAGCAGGGTGTGACTAGACGTGTAGTGGACAGCGAAAACGAACAAGATCAGGAGCTAGTAGAGTGGTACGAGTCTAAGCTCAAGATGAATGCTAAGATGAATGCTAACAATGAGGCTTTCAATGCCTACCAGTATTCGCTGCTGCATTTCTCACTGACTGAACCCAACCCGATCACGCTAGCCCGTGATCCTTTTATGAGAACTATTCCCAATCACCAATATCTTGTCATGAACACATCTAAGGTCGACCCAACCTCAGCAGACGTGATCATCCTTCCAGGTGAGAAGAAAGACGACAAAAAGACGTGGCAGGTATACACCCAAACAGAGTTTATTGTCATGTATTCGGATGGCGAGATAGTCTTAAGCGAGTCGGAGGAATTTGAAAACCCATTCCAGACATATCCGTTCGTCTATGCAAATAACTCTGAAAACCTTGTCATGCCTCTAGTTCAAGACGACGACTTGCAAATGGCAATGCTAATTCCACTACTCTTTACAGATCTAAACTATGCACAGAAGTTTCAAGCCTTCTCAATGTTCGTTGGAATGGACATCGATGACCAAGTCAAAATCAAGTTCAGTCCGAACCATTGGATCAGCCTCAAGTCAGACCCTCAGGGTGAGAAGCCTTCTTTTGATACGATCAAGCCCACTGTGGACACTGATAAATCAATTGCATCTGCCATGGTTCAGCTCCAAGCTTGGCTATCATCAAAGTCAATCCGGCCTGGTTCTGTGGGATCCAGTCCCTCAGATGCCACTGCTAGCGGTATTTCAAAGATCATTGATGAGTCGGACACCTATGAAAGTAGGGTCAAGCAGATCGAGGAATACAAAAACATAGAACAAGAGTTCTGGGATAAATTACTCAAGGTATACCATCCGAGATGGGTAGCCGATGGCCTGATTGAAAACACCCACCTGTTCACCCCTGGTGCTAGTGTTCAGACCTTCTTTAAGACCCCTAAGCCTCTACAGACAAGGGCTGAGATGGTTCAGGAGCTACAAGCCGAAGAGCAAGCTGGCTATATCTCGAGGCTAGCAGCTATGAAACAGCTCTACCCTGATATGACCGAAGAACAAATCTTAGACATGATTGCCGAGATTGATGCCGAAGTGACATTCCCAGTCAGTGATGTAGGTGCAGTGGATGAGCAAGATGAGGATCTTGGTGAATCTATTCCTAACATTGACAGCATAGTCAGGGAGATAATCGATAACGAAAATCCGAATACCAAACTAACTGACGCATCTGTTGCCCAGCGAATTTCCGAAAGGTTAGAAACCGAAGTCAGTTCACAAGCGGTTAGAAGTTCAAGGCAAAGGCAAGCAATACCTAGTAGCAGAGAAAGGTAGAAACCTTGGCCAGAAACAAGACTGAAACCAAAATAACATTAGAGGTTCCAGAATCACTCACGGCTAGTGAGCGGAGGGACGTTGCTAACGATGTTATCGAGTTCATCACTAACCGCACCAGATCCGGCTACAACGTCTATGGCAGGGACTGGGCAGGTAAAGCAGGCCAGTATACTGAGGGCTATGCAAAAAAGAAGGGTGTTAGTCCTGGGGGACCTGTAGACCTCTCTCTAAGTTTCAAAATGCTTGATGATCTGAAGTATTTCTCTAGTCAGTCAGGCAAGGGGAAAATCACCCTAGGTTTTAGGAAAGGCACTAAAAGCGAAAAGAAAGCAGAGGGAAATATTCTAGGGACGTATGGTCAGAGTGCACCTATATCAGGCAAGGCCAGACCCTTTCTTGACATATTAAAAAAAGACCTCAAATCAATCACAGATGACTATCTGGAATAGACATGGCAGTTGATAAAAGAAGATTAGACGCAAGGATCGATCGCCTACTAAAAAAGGTCAAGGACCCTAAGATATTTAGAAAGTTCGGTGGTTTTGTAATTCAGACCATTAGAATTAGAACCAGGGGTAGAGGGAAAGGTGTACCCCGGCCAGGTGGTAGAGAGAAGAACCTAAAGCAAGTTGGTTCGAAGTGGGCAAAACGTAGGCTGAAGTTTGAACGTCACCCAGAAGCAGCCACTGGTAGGCGTTCCAACCTGACATTCAAAGGAACCATGCTTGATAACATGATCATAAAAAGGTCAGACAAGAGTGGTGTCCTAGTCGGGTTTAGAAATATTAAGGAAGAAAAAAAGGCTGATGGCCAAGCAGAACAGGGAAGGGTGTTTCTCAATCTTAGCGGTAAGGAGATAAGATCGTCAGCAGACTTTCTCAAATCTCTCGTTTTAAAAAATGTTTGACAAATTTTTATGGAGTCAATTAGACTGATGCAAGAACCTACGACTGTTGGCGGTGCCAACGACACTAGTGGTGGCGCTGCTAGTGAGAATCACGAAGAGAAAACCGAATATGTCAAAAGACGTGCTTATGAGTCATTGTTAGATGAAAGCAAGGCATTCAAACAGAAGTTTAGGGACACTGAGTCTGAACTTTCAGAACTGAAAGCCAAGCTACAAGCTGACAACGAAGCTAAGATGCTTGAGGAAAAGAAGTATGTCGAGGTCATCGACTCACTGAAAACCGAGAAGCAAAAGCTTGAAGAAATGAACTTAAGGCACGAACAAGACAAATTGGATTTTAGGCGAACGTCTGCAATCCTAGGTCAGCTCAATAAGAAAGGTGTAAACTTGGAATCCAAGTACTACGACTTTCTACCGCTTGACCAAGTCGGTTTTGATCAGGATGGGAACATTGACACGACTTCTCTGGCTAACGCCACTGATGCTTTTGTTAAAGAACACCCAAGGCTAACGACTCCTATGTCGAAGCTATTTCCTAACCCTTCCACTGATTCGAACGTGGGTCCAAAAATGTCTATAGCTGAATGGAAGCGATTAGACCCGAAGGAACGCAAAAAAGCATTGGCAGATAAACGAGTAAAGATGAAATAAGGGG